AAAATGTGCAATTTCAAAGTTTTCATATTCCTCTTTACCATTCGGGTCTTCAGTAATTTTAAACTTAACTGAATTTGGATTGGTTGGGTCTGTTCTTTCTAATCGTTCTGTATTGTAAACAGAATGTGGAGTAACATTTACAATACCTTTTCCTTCTGCTACTTCTAAACCTAAAAAGAAATCACCATACTTACACATGTTTCTTACCCATGGCCATAAGTTGAATTCAACATTAAGGATATCATAGAATAAGTTATCAAGTATATCTTTTACGTTTTCATTATCCGAGTGTACCATTAAAGTATCACCGAATTCGTTTTTTAATGTAGATTCATCTGCATAGATATCAAGTGCCGAAGCTAATATCGGGTCGTTATCCATTGCATCATAGTCTCTAAAAACTTCTCTACGAACTTGTTGGTATGCCATTGATTGTGCACCACCTGCTTGTTCAAAGAAAGATTTTTGTATCTTCGTGTACCTATCTCTTAAAGAAGATAGATTTGTTTGTTGTCTTTCATCGCCATCAAAAACTTTTCTCCTACCTTTATCGTCAACCGTTACGATTGCCTTGGTACGAAAGAGTTTTGTTAAACGTCCGAAAAATGAAGTATCTGCCATTTGTATTTATTTTTTAATTTATAACCTTTATTATTACCATTTTCTACAAGACCAATATCTTGCCTTGTGTTTTGGTCCAGGTGAATCACAGTTGTGTCTAGCTCTAAATGCTTTTCTTGCATCTGGATTAGATTTTCTGATTGACATAGTTTTCTCTCCTGCTGATTTAGCTGAAGTTCCTCCATGGCCAAAGTTTACCTTTACCACATTACCTTTGGGGTTATTAACATATACTTTAAACTTTTTAACATCACCTCTCATCGGTTTTCCAAGTTTAACTTCTCTACCTTGATACTCTCCTTCATTTACTTCGGACTTATATTCCTTCATAAATTTAGCAAATTCCTGTATATCTTGATAGTTCTCTACTGTGTATTCTTCACAGTATTCTTGACTTTCTACTAATAAATTATATAATGATATCATACTTATTTCATTCTATACTATAAATATAGATTTATTTTATTAACCAATTTGTAAAAACAACCAATTACTTTATTAACCATGTCAAATCCTCATTAACATCACCAACCTTCATAGTCCATGGATTTTCATCCATAGAATTGTTACCACCAAACCCACCGGCCAGTCCATCATTGGATTGTCCTATTCCACCTAAAGTTTGTTTAGTTAAATCAATTCCTTCTTGTCTTAATCTTAATGCAGTATCTCTAACCCACAATCCGATTGATAATGCCATTACCAAATCATCATTATATCCTCTCATTGCTTCAGCTCTATTACCATTCCATATAAATGTAAACAATTCATCTATGGTTCTCGTAGAACGTATCGTTACCGATTTTTCTCTGATGTATTGTTCTAATTTAGATATGATAAGTGGTCTTGTTTTAGAAGTTGTTGAGAAACCAGGAACCATGTTCTTATCATCAGCTCTGTATTTATTGTTTAGTTGATGTTCTACATCTACATACTTTAAATCCTTACTCATATAGAATAAGTTTTGATATTGTCTATCGATTACTTGTTGAATTACTGCCCAACCAATATTTGCGTTTTCAATTACCAATAATGCGTTGTTATAATCAGTTGCAAGTGATACCAAGAAATTTCCGAATTCCTTTGTTCCCAATTTACCTTTATATTCTGCAACTTGTAATGAATTTTCAATATCAATAACATGACAAGTGGAAAAATCTCCCCCATCACCACGGGCAACATCGGCAACTACCATATAAGATTTCTGATAATTTGGATATTCCCATTTCCATAGGTTTCCATCAAATCCAGTCTTTTCAATTGGGTCTTGGCAATAAGTTTCTTTGTAAAATAATAAAAGTTGTGGATCGATAACAGTATCTCCAGAAGATACGAAATCACAATCACATTCCTGTGCTGCTCCCTTTGGTCCTAATAGAACTTCTTGTTCATCTCTCCATGTTTGGTCTCGTTCTGGATGAACAGTCCAATGTAATCTAATATTGTTAAATGTATTTGAACCATCTTCAGAACCTACCCATGTTTTGTGAAAAAAGTTTCCAACTCCGTTTGGTGTAGATAGTATAATTGCATTACCCCCTGTTGATAATGTAGATTGAGCCGAAACCCATATATCTTCAATTTTATCAATGAAGGCGGCTTCATCAAACACCAATAGTGATAGTGCTTCCGAACGTCCTGCATCAGATGCAGCTGAAGTTGCTTTAATCTGAGAACCGTTTGAGTATCGTAATGATAATTTGTTATCCTCTACTGTATTTTGTTTTAACCACGATGGTAAATATTGATTCATCACACGAACCTTCGTTACAAGGTTCTTTGCAACCTCTTGTTTGGTTGCAATTACTAATACGTTGAAATCTTGATTGAATAACATCTTCCAAAGTGAAAATCCAGCAGTTAGGGTTGAAATACCAGTCTGTCGAGATTTTAGTATGATGTTATATCGATGGTCTGCAAATTCGTTAAGAGTTCGTTCTTGAAATTGATATAAATGAAATGGTATTTTACCACGAACCGGATGTTGTATCATACAATACTTCTTCATGAAGTATATCGGGTCTGATGCACATTTCTGATACTCTAATTTTATTATGTCCTTAAGTGACTGTTTTGCCATTTATTTTTTCTTCTTAAATGATAGTTTCCAATACATTGAACCACCAACATATGGAGTTACGTTGCCATCTATGTTTATTGCACCAACATCAAATCCCCACATCTTATCTTTCTTATCTTTATACAACAACCCAACTTTAATTTGGTTTATTGCATTTGTTTGGTCGAAAGCCATACCAGCTCCGTAGTATAATACTCGTTTAGGCAATTCCTTTACGATTGTTGTATTATATATTGTAGGTATTTGAAAATTCCACACAACATCTCTACTTATTACCTTATTCTGAGTGATTGTATCTGTAAGAACACCAAATCCTAAAGATGAACTTGGTTTATTACCAATTGAGTCGATAGTAATCTCAGAACCGAAATCATATGTCAATTGTAATGTATCCTTTACTATATATTTTGTGTAATAATCTTTTATAATCTGTAATGAATCAACATCAGCAGGTATTTCCACTATCACGTTTTTAATCTTAGTAATATACTTGGGAACATACGTAGGAACTTCAACTATTTTTTCTACAAAAACAGTATCTATCGTTTGTTTAACTAATTCAAATTCTTTACCATCAACTTCTACGATAGTTCTATCAGTATCATCAGTTCCTCCACCACACGACCTCATTAGTAATACAACGATTACCAATCCTACAATTATTACTTCTTTGAAATATTTTCGTAATATGTTAAATATAATGCTCATAATTTCTCACTCTTAATTCTTCAAAAGCTGATAATCTATTCGTTTCCAGCTCTTCTATTTCTTTCGTACCGATATCAATAAGTTCTTGTATCTCTGCCTTAACTTCGTCAATTGGTTTTGGTAATTTCCATTTTTCAACAGTACCATCCTCATTAACGTACTCATATTCTTCAACTACCTCTGAGTGAGATTGTTTAAGTTCTTCTAATTTTTGTTTTCCGTACACAATCATCTTTGTCCATACCTTGTAGTTTTGGAATGGAGCGAATAAACCTTCAACTCTAAGTACAGTTTCACGTTCAGTTGTACAATTTAGACAAAATCCACCATTTTCAATAAATTTTCTATCTTTATCAGATTTTGTTATTGTTTTACATGTGGCATTTTTACACTTACCCTTTTCTTCAAGATATTTTCGTATCTTTTGAAATGCTTCGTGGTTTTTACCTGTCTTTAAAGTGTATCCTTCTTTCTTTTCGAATTTATGATTAGTATCTTCCCAAACATCACCTACATTATGAGTGACATCTGTCTTATCATAACCAATAGTGGTGTTTTTATCATACTCACCAGTCTGCACCATATCCATCAACTTTCTACGAGTTGGGTGCATATATTTTTTCTTGAATTCTTTACTCATTGTTATATATTAGGTTATACCTTGATATATAAATATATAAAAATAAAGAAACCGATATTTTTAGAAGAAAATACCGAGTATCTGGTTTACAGATGCAAACGTTCCAGTTAACTTCATAGTATGTCCATTATAGACAAATACAATACCTTCATTTGGTACGATTTTCTTAGAACCACCGATTGATTGTAATCTTCCTAACTCTAATTTCAATTTTTCAATCTTTTTAGGGTCTCCTGATTTTCTAACATCTTTAATTGTTTTATCAATTCGTTTTTTCATATCACGAACTGCCGCATCTGGATTTACGGTTAATGCAGATGATGCAAATTCCAATACCTCTGCACCTAAACCTAAGAATATCTGTTCAAACTTCATTACGTTTATTTTAGATATTTTTACTTGGTCTTGTTTATCTATTTTCTTAGCCCAATCCATTACTTTTTCATCGGTAAGATTTTTCTTATCTAATCTGAAACTCTTATCATAGAATGCCCATCTTTTCACTAATCCCATTTTAGTTTTGTTATCTAATGAAGATGGTGAGTTTTTATCAACCCATTGTGACCACCATGCTTGATGATAATCAGCAACTCCATCAGTATCTTTCAAACTAAATTCTTTTTGTAGTTTAGATATCTGTGAATTGTATTGTGAACGTCTTTTGGTTAAATTTTGAGATGCTGGTAACTTCATAACAGGTGGTCCCTGTATAGTATAGTTATCTTGTACATCTTTATTGATTTGTTTAATCATACCGGCTAATATTCTACCAGCATCAGCATTTTCACCGATTGCAACACCTTCTATGTTAAACTCCATTGTTCCATGAAAAACCAATAAAGGTTGACCATATGGTATTACATTAACTGATGTTGGGTATATTACTTCAAGGTTCATGAAACATGCTCCCTCCTTAAATACCTTATTACGTTGTTTTTCTGATAATCCTTTAATAGAATCGGAAAGGTCTTTCATTGCAAAGTTGTATGCCTTTTCTAATTCACCTCTGCCAGCAAACTTGGTTGCAATTCCATTGATATCCAATGCATTTTCACCTTTGTTCTTTAAGTGTCCTTTATTACGAGCTGCTACCAATCTTCCACCTACCCAAGAAACTGCCAATGCTTGGCCGTCTGTTTTTTCTCGTGTAAATTCCAATGTTCCTTCTAATGCTCTATTTACGATATCTTTAAGTTGTCCAAATGTTAGATTAATATCAGTATCAAATGGATGAGACATATGTCCATATGCACCACCTTCCATTAGGAGGTTAGATTCGTTTATGTTTTCTGTTAATACAGAACGAGATACGTTTTCAGTTACTTTCTTATTTGGGAATACCATATTAAGTAAAGCAGTATCCATATCCTCTACCAATTTATCTATACTATCTTTCATTGGTGTTTCTTTTTTATTTTCGAATTTAAACTCAGGTGTTTTATGTTGAGTCCAATTTGCAGTTCTCATAACTGTTTTTGCAATTATTTTATTGGCCTGTTTTACAAATGGTATATTGATTTTAGTTTTACCATCCTTAACCATGATTTCTTTATAGTTACTCAAGAAATCCTTAAACTCTTTTTTGTTTCTTGATAATCTTTTGAAGAAGCCAATCAATTCAGCTGCTGATATTTCCTTTCCATTTCGAGTATCATTTACTCTATCGAAGAAATGTTTAGTAAATTCAACATCAACCGGATTTAATGTTTTATCTGCAAACTTCTCGACTTTACCTAAATCAGATTTAGCCATTTCTGTCTTTACCGTGAATTTATCGTTTTCTTTTTGTCTTAATCCAGGTAAGAATCTGAATTTAGCTCGTTTCATTACACGTCCTTTTTTTCTTAGAACGTATTTGTGTATTTGTTTCTTCTGAATGATGGTAAGTTCCGATTTAGGAGTATCAGGAAAAAGCTTCTCCTTGAATTCATCATATACTTGTCTATATGCCATTTTATAAGCAATCTTAACAAGTTTAGAATAACTCTTTCTACGGTTCATCGTTCGTCTTCTCTTAATAGCAGTTTGAGTTTTCTTACCTGCCATTGAAGCCTTCCTACGAAGTTTTTGTGCCGGTGTTAATCCACCTCTTTCTTCAATATCTTCAGATTCAGTTAAACCCATCTTTTCTCTCCATGAATCAAATGCATCAAAATCATATTCTTGTTTCTGAGAATCCCATCCACATGAATGACACAAGTACTTCTCACTAT